TTTATAAAAGGACTTGATAGTAGAAAATTAATTCCAAGTGCTGAATACTCAGCTTTAAATACATTAATCCAAAGTGCAGGTGCTTTACTAGTTAAACAAGGCACAATTATATTTAACGAAGAATTACATAAAGAAGGTTTTGTATGGGGTCAAGATTATGCAATGGTTTTGCATGTCCATGATGAAATGCAGTTTGTAGTTAAAAAAGAAAAAATAGAATTATTTAAAATGATAGCTAAACGACTTTTTAAGAAAACCCAAGAACATTTTAATTTTAAAACTGAATTAGATGGAGAGATAAAAGTAGGACAGAATTGGAGTGACACACACTAACAGATTTGACCTTGACCTAAAGTTTGGTCAAACGAAAGAAAACGAACTTCAAGAAGCAATAGAGGGATTAGTAGAGTGTAAAGCAGATAGATTGTGTCAAAAGACTGGTAATGTATTTGTTGAAATAGAAAGTAGAGGAAAACCATCAGGCATAAATGTCACTGAAGCTACTTATCAAGCATATTGTTTAGTTAAAGATAAAAGAAAAAAAGATATTTGGGTTTTAATACCTACCACCTTAGTCAAAAAAATTATGAAAAAGTTTCCCATCAAAAAAGGTGGTGATAACTGGACTAGTAAAGGTCACATCATACCAAAAGAAGAACTTCTTAATTTAGCAGTGTAATGAAAAAACTATTAAAATCAAAAATTATCTTACCAGATATAGACCCTGATGATTTCCCATATAAATTTTATAAGTGTTGGTGGTCTGACATTTGTTCATCTAGTAATTGGGAAAATTTTGCACAACTAAAAAAATCAAAAACAGCAGTTTGTATAACAATGGGTTGGTTGTTATCTACAACTAAAAACAACTATGTATTTATTGGTGACATCAACTTTAATGAAGATGGCACTGTTAATGAGGGTGGAAACTCAACAGTAATTCCAAAATCAAACATACTAAAACTAAAGGAGATTAAGTTATGAAGACTTTAAATAGTTTTCTTAAAGATAAAAAGAAAATGATGTTAGTAGATGGTGATTTACTAGCTTATAAGGTTGCTTCTGCATTAGAAGAACCTACTGACTGGGGACATGACCAGTGGACACTACATTGTGATTTCGGAATAGCTAAACAAATATTCTCACAAAATTTAAAATATTATATGGATAAAACTAATGCAGGTACATTTTTAGTTTTATTTAGTGATATATTAAATTTTAGAAAACAAATTGATGATAGTTATAAGTCTTATAGAAAGTCTATTAGAAAACCAGTTTGTTATAAAGCATTACGAACTTGGATAGAAAAAACTTATCCATGTAAATCATATCCTAATCTTGAAGCTGATGACACAATAGGAATATTAGCTACAGGTGAATACAAAGATAAATGTGTAATTATATCTGGCGATAAAGATATGAGAACGATACCTGCATGGCATTGTTCTATAATAGATAATCAAATAGAAAAAGTTGATTTAAAATTAGCAGATTATCATTTTTGCACACAGACATTAACAGGAGACCAAACTGATGGTTATAAAGGTTGCATTGGTGTTGGTCATGTTAAGGCATCTAGAATACTTGACCCTAAAAAAGATATAGATGCAAATTGGAAATCAGTCATTGAAGAATTTCTTCGTAATAAGATGACTGTAGAAGATGCTTACCATCAAGGAAGATTAGCAAGAATATTACGACATGGTGAGTACACAACAAGAAACAATCAACCTAAATTATGGAGTTATAAATATGGACAGTACAAAAATATTGGACACAGCAAGAAAGCTAGTTAGTTCCGATAGAAATGATACTCATGGTGAAAAAGTTGCGAACCATGAGAATATAGCAAGGTTATGGTCTGGTTATCTACAAAATAAAACACAGTTAAATATTATTATATTACCTGAAGATGTAGCTAATCTTATGACATTGCTAAAGATAGCAAGAACGCAGTTAGGAAAGTTTAATCCTGACGATTTTATTGATATGTGTGGTTATTCTGCAATCGCAGGAGAAATTAAACATAAAAGACAGCAATTAAGTACCACTTTAGGAGTATCTAATGACAAAAAAGATAAAAAAACCATTAATAAGTAATGAAGTCATTGAATACTTAGGCAGTATTTTTCCTGATAAATGCCCAGATATAAATGAGACTGAAAAAGAAGTCTGGTTTAAATCAGGTCAAAGGTCTGTCGTAAATCATTTAATTAAAGAAAAACAAGTACAAGAGGAGACATAAATATGTGCGTATCAGTAAAAGCACCCAGTCCACCACCTGCACCTGAACCAATTCCTGCAACACCACCAACAGTGGCAAAGGCGACTACTAAACAGAAAGCACCTTTTATTGCAGAAAGTGGAATGAATGTGGGTTCTTCAGCTTCAAACTACAATAGAAAAAGACTAGGTAGAGGAAGTTTGAGAATACCTTTAGCATCATCAGGCAGTGGCATACAAGTGCCAACTAGTTAATTATGGCGAAATATACTCTTACAGATAAGTCTGTAAATAATGACAAAAACTCAATAGTGGGTCAATACCAAAAGTTAGAGATAGATAGAGAGACATATTTGGAGAGGGCAAGAGAGAGTGCTGAATTAACTATTCCACATCTTGTGCCACCTAAAGGATATAACGCAAACACAGAATACCACACACCTTACCAATCCATAGGTGCAAGAGGGGTAATGAACTTAGCATCAAAATTGATGTTAGCTTTATTTCCACCACAAGCACCATTTTTTAGAATTGATGTAGATGAATTAATTTATAAAAAAATACAAGGTGAACCAGAACAGAAAAGAACTATTGAAGAAGGTTTAGCTAAAATAGAAAAAGCTGTCATGGATAATATTGAAGTACAAAATGACAGAGTTGCAGTTTATGAAGCATTAAAACATTTGATAGTAAGTGGTAATGTTTTATTACATTTAACTGAAGAAGGTTTAAGAGTTTTTAGATTAGAAAACTATGTAGTTAAAAGAGACCCACAAGGTAAAGTACAAAAAATTATTATTAAAGAAACAGTAAGTCCTGATGTATTACCAAAAGAAATTCAGGCAAAATTATATCAAGAAACACAAGAAAGTAAAACTTGTGATTTATATACTTGTGTAATGAGAGATGGAAAAAAATATCATGTCCATCAAGAAGTTAAAGGTAATATATTATATAAAAAAGATTACACAGACGAAACATTACCATTCATAGCATTAAGATTTAATAGAATAGATGGTATGAACTATGGCAGGTCACATGTTGAGAGTTTTATTGGCGATTTGCGTAGCTTGGAAGGATTATCTAGAGCAATATTAGAAGGAAGTTCTGCTTCTGCAAAAATGTTGTTTATGGTTAGTCCTAATGGAACAACAAGAGCATCATCTATAGCAAAAGCACCAAATGGTGCAATTATTGAAGGTGCAAGTTCTGATGTATCAGTATTACAAGCAAACAAATTTGCTGACTTTAGAGTTGCAATGGAACAAATGCAAAGAATAGAACAAAGATTACAATTTGCATTTCTTTTAAATGCTTCAGTACAAAGACAAGCTGAAAGAGTGACAGCTACAGAAGTACAATTAATTGCAAATGAATTACAAGATGCTTTAGGTGGAGTTTATGGCATCTTAACTACAGAATTTCAATTACCTTATGTTAATATTAAATTAGCAATGTTAAGGCAAAAGAAATTGCTTCCACCATTACCAAAAGAATTAGTTAAAGTTAAAATAATTGTTGGTATGGAAGCATTAGGGAGACAATCAGATAGATTAAAATTATTACAATTTCTTTCTGATATGGCTCAAACACTTGGTGCAGAAGTTCTTACAAAACATATTAATGTACCTGATGCTATTAAGAAATTTGCTATTGCAAATCAAATTGATATTTCAGGATTAATAAAAAGCGAAGAACAGTTGCAACAGGAAGAACAACAAGCACAACAGATGATGCAAAACCAACAAGCATTATCTGGTATGACAGACCCTAGAACTATGATTGAAGCAGGTAAGCATATCACTAATAGTGATAAAGCTGTCGGCATTGACCCAAGTACAGGAAGTCTATCTATTGAAAATCAATAACAATAAATAGGAGAAAACAATGACTGAAAAAGTTGAAATAAATTCAGATGTATCACAACCAACTGCACAAGAACAAGTTGATAGTTTAAAACAACAAGGTGTTAATATTGAAACTATGGAAGATACAAATGGTAATAAAGTAGAAGTAAGAACACCTGATACTCAACCACAAGGTATTCAAAATGAAAGACCTGAATGGTTGCCAGAAAAATTCAAAAGTGCTGAAGATTTATCTAAAGCATATACTGAATTAGAAAAACAATTTTCACAAAAACAAAATGAACCAGTAGAACAAGAAGCTACTGAAGAAGCAGAAGTGAAAAGTGATAGTTTTTCTGTAGATAAGTATGCAAATGAGTATGCAGAAAAAGGTGAATTATCAAATAATAGTTATAATGAATTAGCTAAACAAGGTTTATCAAAAGATTTAGTTGATGGATATATTCAAGGTCAAAAATCTATAGCTGATACTCAAACTTCTCAAATACAAGAAGTAGCAGGTGGTCAGCAACAATATGGTGATTTGATTTCATGGGCATCAGAAAATCTTTCAGAAACAGAACAACAATCATTTAATGAATTGACTGAAACTGGAAGTGTAGACCAAATTAAATTAGCAGTACAAGGTTTAATGACTAGAGCAGGAATGACTAATCAACCTGCACAAACAGAAATGTTTCAAGGTGAAGTTAGTAATGTATCTGGTGATGTATTTAATTCAGTGGCACAAGTCACTGATGCAATGAATGACCCTAGATACGAAAAAGACCCTGTATATAGACAAGAAGTTGAAAGGAAACTAGCTAATAGTTCAGTCTTCTAATGGAAAGAAATTACCGAAAAGAATACGACAGTTATCATTCTAAACCTAAACAAAGAAAAAATAGGTCTAGCAGAAACATGGCTAGAAGAATGTTAAAAAATAGAGTTGGTATTAAAGGTAAAGATGTTCACCATAAAGATGGAAACCCAAGAAATAATTCACCCAGTAATTTAGCTATTACTACAAAAAAATATAACAGGAGTAAAAAATAGTGTTAAATTTTATTTTACCTTTATTAAAAAATCCACTTACTAGAATAGTAGTAGACAAAACTGTTGGTGCTATTCAGCATAAAATGGAAAAAGATAAAATTATTAGAGCAAAAGAAATAGAAGCAGAAAAAACTGTTTCTGTTGAACAAGTAAGACAACAAGAACATTCTATAAAAGATGAAATATTAACTATTTTAATAAGTGGTATTTTTATTTTTACTTTCCTACCATTTTCACAACCTTACATGATGAAAGGTTTTGAAATACTAAAGTCAGCACCTACTGAATTTTGGTGGTCAGTGTTGATAGTTTTTAGTGGAAGTTTTGGAATGTCTACAATTAAAAACATTAAGGGAAAAAAATAATGAAAACATTAGTAAAAAAATTAAGAAGTAAAAAATTAAAAACTAAATCAAAAAAGAAGAAAAAATATAAAGGTAAATATTAATGTCATTGGTAAGGAATATTAACCGAAGAAAAAAGCTAGGTATATCTAGAAGTAAGAAAAAATCCACTATTAGTGCGAAAGCATATAAAGACATGAAAAATAAGTGGAAAAAAAAGTAGTGGGTGGCAAAGAAGAAAAACAACTTACTTTCTAAAGAAGAACACGAAAGCAGAAGTAGATTTAAAAAGACAAGTATTTCCACAAATAAAAGTAGAATTAAATGGTCTTCAATGAATAAGAGCAAAAGAAGACAACACAAAAAATGAAAGTAGTAGCTTTATATTTAATATTGTGCAGTGCTGTAGGTAATCAGTGTTTAGAACCACACAGATTTAATACTTATGATAGTCATTATGATTGTATGATTGCAGGAAATACAGAAAGTATAAAGAAAATTGAAAGTTTAGGTAAAGAACCAGTAAATGAAGTTAAAATATTTATTAAATTCATTTGTGCTGAAGAAGAACAAGAAAAAATTAATTTATAACATCTCATCTCTTGTAAGAGAGAGATGACTTATTAAAATTCAGATGATTGCCTGTCACGACAGATAACTCTCTAATTGGAAAGTAAATAAGGTGTAAAACTAAAACAATAAAAAGGAGACAATAACATGTCAAACGCAACACCAAGTAGACTAGGACTAGTAAATAATACTGGTACTGGTGTAAACGACCTTTTTCTTAAACTCTATAGTGGAGAAGTTTTAGCATCATTCCAAAGAGAAAACAGAATGTTAGGAATGACTAATGTCAGAACTATAGCAAATGGAAAAAGTGCATCTTTCCCTGTGACTGGTAGAACAACTGCTAGTTATCACAGTGTGGGTGCTGAAATAACAGGAGACGCAATCAAACATAATGAGAAAATAATCAATATAGATGATATGCTTCTTTCTAGCTCATTCGTAGCAGAAATTGATGAACTGAAAAATCACTATGATGTAAGGTCAATCTATGCTTCTGAAATGGGACAGGCATTAGCAAAAACTGTAGACCAAAATTTACTTCAGTTAGCTGTTGTAGGTGCAAACGCATCAGCAACAATTACTGGTGGAGATGCAGGTACAGTTATAACTGATGCTGACGCAAACACAAATGCAACATCTTTAATCGCATCTTTATTTGAATGTATTCAAAAATTAGATGAGAATGATGTTCCTTCAACTGACAGATACATTGTTGTAAACCCTGATATTTATTATCAGTTAGCGAACAATGATAAACTGTTAAACAGAGACTTTTCAACACTTAATGGTGATTTTGGAAAAGGAACTGTTGTATCAATCGGTGGAGTTCCAGTTATCAAATCAAACACTGTTTCAAGTGCTTTTGCTGATAATTCTTCACAGGTTTCTGGTACAAACAACACTTACCACATAGACGCACAAAATTATGTGGCAGTTTGTTTCCATAAATCTGCGATTGGAACAGTTAAGCTGAAAGATTTAGTTGTTGAGACAACTTATGATGCAAGAAGATTAGGTTCGCTGATTACAGGAAGAATGGCTATTGGGTCATCAATCCTTAGACCAGAAAGTTGCACAGCAGTTAAAACTTCGTAATATTTTATTACGATTTGTACTGGCGAGGGAGACTTCGCCAGTGCTTTAATTATAGGAGATAAAAATAATGATGTGTTGGTTTTGTAAATTAAGAATGAAACTTAAAAAGAAAATAAATGAATTTTGGGATAGTTTTTTACCATAATGACTATACAAACTAGAACAACCGAACTTGAAGCTGTTAATACAGTTCTTTCAACAATCGGAGAAGCACCTTTATCAACTTTATCAGGTGCATTGCCTGTAGATGGAACAATGGCAAAAAATGTTCTAAATGAAATTAATAGAGAAGTACAAAGTATGGGTTGGCATTTTAATACTCATCATAAAGCAAGTTTAAGTAAAGATACTAATAATAAAATTCCAATAGCTACTAATGTATTAAGAGTAGAATTAAATCCATATAAATATTCAAAAACAGATTATGATATAGTTCAAAGAAATAACTATTTATATAATCTTGCTACAAATAGTGATAGTTTTACGAAAGATTTTACTGAAGCTACATTAATATATTTATTAGATTTTGCTGATATACCTGAACAAGCAAAAAGATATATCACAGTAAGAAGTGCAAGAGTATTCCATGACAGAACTTTAGGTGCAAATACACTACATAAATTTTCTTTAGAAGATGAACAAAAATCTTTAGCAGTTCTAAGACAAGCTGAAATGCAAACAGGAGATTTTACAGTATTTGACAGTCCTGAACAGGTTTACACTGTAGGAAGAAATAAGACACACTGGTGGTACTAAATGCCTTTAATAAATAGAGTAATTCCTAATTTAGTACAAGGTGTCTCACAACAACCAGAGGTTCTTAGATTACCCAGTCAGGCATCAGTTCAAGAAAATGGTTTTAGTTCTGTTGTAGAAGGATTAAAAAAAAGACCTAATACATCTCACATTGCAAAAATTTCAACATCAACTTTAGCTAATGCGTATGTTCATGCGATTAATAGAGATGCAAGTGAAAGATATATAATTACTATTAGTAGTGGTGCTATAAAAGTATTTACAACAGCAGGAGTAGAAAAAACTGTAGTTAATCAATCTAATGCTACAACCTACATAACTTCTTCAAATCCTAAACAAGATTTTGTAGCAATGACTGTTGCTGATTTTACTTTTATTTTAAATAAACAAAAAACTACTGCAATGTCAGGTACAACAAGTCCTGCAAAAATAGAACAAGCAGTTTATTCAGTATTACAAGGTGTTAATGATACAAAATATTCAGTGACGATTGATGGAAGTACATATAATTTTACTTCAAGCAATACAAACACTGAAAGTATCAGAGATGGATTATTTAGTGCAGTTGGTTCGCCAACAAATATTACATGCACAAAAATTGGAAATTCCAGTTTTTCAATAGTCAAATCCACAGGAACATTAACAGTAAGTGCTTCTGATGGTTATGGTGATGATGCTTCTCAAATAGTTGCAGACACAGTACAAACATTTTCAGATTTACCAAGTCCTGCAATTAATAATATGGTTGTAGAAGTCACTGGTGATAACTCAAATAATTTTGATAATTATTATGTAAAATATGATAGTAGCAAAGATGCGTGGACTGAAACAGTTGCACCTGCAATAGCTACAACATTAGATAATACGACAATGCCACATGTTCTAATAAGAACAGCAGATGGTAATTTTAGATTTACCCAAGTAGATGGCTCAACTTATACTATTTCAGGAACAGATTATAATGTGCCTTCATGGGGAACTAGAGTAGCAGGTGATTTAACTTCTGCACCTAACCCAAGTTTTATAGGTGGTAAATTAAATGACATATTTTTTCATAGAAACAGATTAGGTTTTGTTGCTGATGAAAATGTTATTATGTCAAGAGCAGGTGAGTTCTATGAGTTCTTTCCTGAAACAGTCACTACAGTTTTAGATACAGACCCTTTAGATGTTGCTTCAACACATTCTAAAGTATCTATATTAAGACATGTAGTATCTTTTGCTGAAGAATTATTATTATTTAGTGACCAAACTCAATTTATGATGACTGGTGGTACTACACTTACTGCAAAAAATGTAGCAATAAATGTAGCAACAGAATTTGAGATGGACAAAGATGTTAAACCTATAGGAAGTGGTAATAATGTATTCTTTGCTTTTCCAAAAGGTAATTTTACAGGATTTAGAGAATTTTTTGTTGAAGATACAACAGATGTAAAGAAAGCAGATGATATTACTGCAAATGTACCTAAGTATGTTCCTGCAAATGTTTTTAAAATTGCAGTAGCTACTAATGAAAATATTGTAGTTTCTTTATCTTCTAATGAACAAAATGCTTTATATGTTCACCAATTCTTTTCTAGTAATCAAAAGAAATTACAAAGTGCATGGCATAAATGGATTTTTGGTGCTTCTGGTACTGAAACTATATTAGGAATGGATTTTATTGAAAACATTTTATATTTAGTAATACAAAGAAGTGATGGAGTTTATCTAGAAAGTATGGATATTTCTCCTGCTGTTGTAGATGCTAGTGCAACTTATTTAACACACTTAGATAGAAAAGTATCAAATAGTACATCAGGTGTAAGTGAAAGTTATAATTCAGGTACAAACCAAACTACAATTACAATACCTTATACAAAAACTAATACATTAAGTTTAGTTGGTGCAAGTACAGGTTCAAATACAGCAGGACAAGAGATAGCAATAGTATCACAATCTGGTACATCAGTTGTAGTATCAGGAGATATAACTTCTTATGATTATTTTATAGGAGAA